GATACTTGACTTTGCGAGTGAGAATATTAACTCTCTGTTGGAGTTGTTCCGATAGGTTCTTGTAGTATTGTGTTACGTAGTCCATGATATTATTTATCAATATTGATAAGAGCCGGATGTTTTACGTCCTTGAGTAAAGAAATTTGATGCCATTTGAGACGGAGTTGGGAATGGTCTGTCTGCACCCATTTGAGTGACTTGTTGATATTGTTGTGGGTAGTCTGCGGAAAGTTGCATTCCAATTTCTTCTATGTTTGAACCAAGTTGCTTGGAAGATTCGACTCCTGCTTCTGCAGAACTCAGAAGATTGTTTGTTTGTGATGCGGGAACACCGGAACCAAGTGATTTTTCATAAGATGAAATTAATCCACGGATTTCTTTCTTCTTTGCTTTTTGTCTTGTAGATTGACGGAGGTATTCCTTCTTTAATTTTTCTGGATTGCCAGACTTCATGGCTTTCTTTAAACCAGCTTCAGAAAGAAATTTTTCAAGAATGTTGATTCTGTCTTGAAGTTGTTCGCAAAGATTTTTGTAATAATATTCTTGGTATCTCATAAAGTTATTTATTCTTTTCAACAACTTTCTGTATTTTATCAAAAAGTTCTTCTTTTTCTTTATCAACAGAAACAGTTATATTAACAAAATTTAACTTTTCCGGGTCCATGTTTTCAATTTGTTTTTTTCTTCCTAAATCTTGTTTTGGACTATTTGGATCGTAGTTCGTAAATCCAGGCATTTTTAATGGACAATTTAATTTTGGATAATCTAGCTTCGAATATTCTCCGGGGTTTTTTATTAACCATGTGTGTGAGTGATCTCCGCACCCACACCCCCCACAATAATAAAATTCAGATTTTTCACTTTTTTTTAATTTTGGGCAAGAGGGTATTTCACCCAAACCATAGCATGAAATATGTCTTAGTTGTTTTGTCGGAAGATCTACTTTGCAATCAGATAAACCCCGCGAGGCAACAGCCATCGCAAACGACATAATTTTTGTAAACATTTTATGGACTCTCGTAAAGAATCTTCATTCCTGCCGGGTATACATATTCATTTAAAAATGCTTTATACTTTTCTGGAACATTTGCTCTAACAATTACGAATCCGGGGCTTCCAGTGTAAACATCACACGAATCGGGACTTAAACCAATCAAAGATGTCAAAACATATTTTATTGCCATCATGCTTCCTTTCACATTGAAATAATTTTTGTCAGCATTAATTGCAAAATTTTTAATGTTTGGCAGAAGATCATTCAAATCACTGCCGGTTGAAAAATCAGCTTTTGGAAAATAAAAGTCAGCAACACCAATTAAAAGTTTTTCCGGAATTGTTTGTGGATCTCTAATGTTTTCCCATGGAACATAACCACCGTATCCATATTCAATGCTAAAAAGCCAACGTAAATAACTTTTTACTATTTGTACTATTAAAACGTTTGATGGATCATCATTTGCTTGTTCTATGATCCATTTGGGAAACAAAGATTCTACAGTAAGATTATCACCAAACCATCTGGAACCCTCGATATCATAAAAATCAGAACCATAAGCTGCTTTTACGGTTTCAATAAACTTTGCAATCTTTTGATTTAAAGTTACAGGAAGATGGTTGAATAATAAAATCATAGAGTATAAATTAGATTTATTCCAGCTACTGCTCGTTCACCTAGATAATTCATCAATTGAAGTTCATATGAAGAGTCCATGTCCGTCACATATACATTTATGGTAGATGGTGTGGTTCCATTTACCACAGTAATTTTATCTTCATTGTCGGTTCCTGGAATACCAGAAGCCAATATTGCAATTATAAAATCGTTTAAAGTTACGCATCTGTGCTGTGAAGATGCAGCAAATTGAACTTTTGCCCTTGCTTCGTCCGCAGTCAAATTTTCATAGCCTCCACTCGGGGCTGTGGTGGTCAAGAAAGTAAGACCAGTCGTAGTTGATATTGTTGAGTTATTTGCCAAACTTCCGTTTGAAATAACTGCTTTTACAAACACTGTGTGGTTTGTTGGAATATCATAAGATTCTGGCAAATTTGCAGTTACCAAATAACCATTTACGGTGTTCAAAACTGAATAATAATATTGCCCACTTGGAGAATTTTGATCTGATTTTGAAACTTTTGTCCACAGTGTGGAATTTCCAGAAACATCAACTGAATATAAATTTATTGTTCTTGGGTCTACAGTAAGTGGTATTGTCATTGATTGTGTGTTAAAATCCCAATCAGTATACTCAATTACTTCTGAACCAGAATAAAAATCTGCAGAGAAAGAAGTATTTCCAGAAAATTCTAAAGTGTTAAAAAACAAAACATTCGAACCATCCGTTGCAGTAGCAGGAAAAGCAGTGTATGCTGAAAATCCAGCAGCAATCGAAGTTGAAACATTTCTTGTTGTTTTAGCAGAATTTTTTACTTCAAGCAATACAGAAGAATTTGAAGCTATTCCTACAATTGATTCAAGTAAATTTGCAGTGCTCAAAAAGCTTTCATGATATCCAAATTGAGCATACACTCCATTGTAAGCTGTTGCTGTTGCAAGTATATCGCATAAAAGGCTTACGGCACTCGCATTGTTATCAAAATCCAAATCTGATAATTTTGGTTCTTGTTTTAAAAATGTTTTTAAAGAATTTACAATATCAGTATAATCCAAAGATGCTACATTTAAATTTTTAAAATTAAGAGTCATGTTAGTTCTACCTCAATTCGACATTTTGAATTTTGTTTTTTAAGTTGCTTGTTTAATACAAAACTAACGTCGAATGTTATTTTTTCTGTATCGTAATAAACAATTTCTGCATTTACTTCATCTAATTCTGGTATTGCCGCAGAAATGCTTTTTTCTATATCAATTTGCATCAAATACCTATTTGCTCTTGGATTGAATATGAATATAAAGTAATCAACACCCAAAGACATTTCACTTGGAATTTCATTTTTTTGAATTTTGCAAACATTTTCAATTTTTTGCACATATGAATTAAAACCAGTAACAACAGCCAAATCTTTTTTGCTGGCTGTTGTGCTGATTTTTTTACCCAATATGTTTAAATCTTTTTTGTCCATTTATATTATTTATGGCAAAATTGTAGTTGCTACAATTCCAGTTTCATGGTGACCTGTATTAGTAACTGTGTTTTTTACAGATACAACGTAATAATATTTTGATAAAAAAGATCTTGTTATGCTGGATGGATAGGCAGATGCGTTATCTGCTTTTATTTCTATTACATCTCCTGGGCCAACATCAAATGTTCCAGGAACAACAATTGTTGTTTTTGGGGCAAATTTGATTGAATCCAAAAATTCTGCTCTTTTGGCTGGAGTTTCAATCGGAGTATTCCAAAATGTTGCAACGTTTAATCTTAATTTTAGATAATTTGCAAATTTATCTCCAACTTCTGGACAAGTGCAGCTAAAATCTGCCATTGGTGATCCCCAAAGACAGCCCAACCAATCGTTTCCAAGTTTTGATTTTATTTCATTGCATTCTGTTAAATTTGTATCATAACCCAGCAATGTATCATGAATTTCAGGTAAAGATTGTGGAACAGAAGGTCCTGTCCAAGGTTCGTCCATGTCAACGCCAAGATCATCTGCTATTTCTTTTATTTTTGGATATTCTTCAGCACACTGAGCTAATGTTGATGGAGGTAATGTTAGCCCTCTTGTTATTTTTGCGTTTGCACAATCATAACTTTCTTTCGATGAAACTGTAGCAAATGCATTAAAAATTTGCGTAGCACCAACAGTTTTTATTTGTCTTGGAAGCGGTGTTTCAGCCATTTTGTTGATCCGTTGAACATGGTCCGTCTGTTACGTTTTCTGCAGCAAAAGTATAGAGATACTTATCCGCATAATAATTTAAAATTTCTTCATCTTCTACACCAGCTTCTATTAATAATAATTTTTTTGGTGTTTTTGTCATTCTTACTATATGCATTTTAAATTCAGAAAAATTTTCAACTGTATCTAATTCATCTATTCTTTGGCCTATTGGACGATATTTTACATCTTGATATGTTGCTTCATCCAAATTTTTTGCATACCAACCAGGAGCGTAGTAAGAATCTGCTATATTTTGCCCAGAATATCTATTAGCCCTCTCATTTAAATTGATGGCCCAAGTACTTTTGTCATCAGAAATTGAACCTTCTGAATCACTATCCCAGTTCCACGCACCCGAATTTTCAATCATATGAAATTCATTTCTAAAAAATGGTGCAAATGGAGTAGTTGTATTGAAATTAGTGTTAACATATTTTAATCTTTTCCAAGAATAAAAATATTTTAAAGGTTCATTGTGAACACCAGTTTGGTTTGTAGTTCCTTCTGAGCTGTCTCTGATATAACCTGTAAGTTGAGCAAAAAAAGTTTCTTCTTGTAATGCTGTACTCTTTATGCAACAAAGAACATATGCTACAAAGTTTTGTCTTTCTATTTCTCTTATTTTTTGCAATGACAAACTTGTTCCGCTATTGTTTGCAAAAACGGAATCTCTTATATTCATTACTTTTTGCAATTCTGTAGAAGAACCTGGATCATCCTTTTCTGTGGAAACGTTTGGATGCAATGGGGTCATGTCAAACATGTTTTTCCACATTTCTGTGTTATCTACATATGGAAATGCACCCTCAAATCCCATAAAATCGGTGTCTTTATATTTACTACTTGTTCCTAAATTTTGATTTATGTGGCTCGGTAAACTTACACGATTTTCTGGCAACGAAGAATCATAATATCCAAAGTGTGAATTGTATTTCAATTCATCAGCACCCGGCTGTATTTGGTTTAACACTCCATCAGAACCTATTATTTCAATATCAAATTTTTCTCCGTCATCTTGAAATTGAAAAGTTAATAATTCTGTATTATTTGTTTGAGAATTTGTTTGTTGTTTATTTAAAATTTTTGGTGTTTTTCTTACATAATAATATTTTTTTGAAACAAATTGATCGGCTGGTTCCGTCGTCAAAATATAAATTTTGTTGTATTTTTTTCCTCCTCTTGGTATATTTTGTGTAGGAACTTCTGATTCATATATTGCATAGCGCAAATTAAAATCATCTAATCTTTTTGTTTTTACTTCGTCGTCTTCTATATTTCTATAAAAATACTTAAAATTTAAGGTGTTTTGAAATCCAGTCCAAAATAAGTAATTAGGTTCTTTTGAAGTTTCTTCACAAGCTAAACTTGAGAGATAATACAAATACTGTATAAAATTTTCATTGGCTATTTCAATTTTATCTTCAAGTGGATTCAAAGGTCTATATAAAGCATAATTTGAAGTATTATCAATTGTTATTGGTGTGGGTGGCGCTGCATCAGGGTATTTGCTAAGTATTGTTTCACTTTTTGTTACAATTGTAGAAACCAATTCGTTTATTTTATAAACTGATGGTTTTTTTGTGTCCATTATTTTTATTAATGAGTTGTCTTGTGAGGCTTTATACAATTGATTGCTAAAATTTATTGCAACAAAGTTTTCTTCAGTTTCGCTTGCTGCATTTGTTATATATGCAGTGCTAGTTATTGCAAAAGTAAATTTTGCACCATTTAAAAAAGTTACCACAATTGTGTCAATTGAATTTCCTGTTATAAAAGTTATTATATCTGATGTATCTCTTACTGTAAGTGAACCGCTGGGGAATAATTCAAAAATACTTTCAATAAATTCTATTTTTTCAAATCTACAAAAAACATTTGGTTTAAAAATTGATAAAGAACTTTGAGTTCCAGCTCTTGACAAAGCGACATCAAGAACTTTTGAATATGCTGGATTGGATTGTTGTATATTGACACTTGGCATAATTAAACAACGTAATTTTGATTTATTTGGATTAGGTTAGTAAAACTAATAGTAGTTATGTCATAAGCAAATATGTCTATATTTTGATTCTGGACATCTTCTTCGAAAGAAAATGTAACACCAGTTCCTTGTGGTGTGTAAGCAGAACCGTTTCCTTTTATAAGAACAGGCAACTCTGAATTTAAATTTGTTGTTATTCTTCCAGGAGTTACTTGTTCAAATTTTGTGCTATTTGTTAAACTCTGTCTCGCAATTGCCTGAGATATTCCTATTGTTTTGCTTGCATTGTAAATTGAATAAGATCCATTTGAACTTCGATTTAACAGAAAATAAGTCACCGCATTTTCTGTTAATTGTATATTGTTTGCTTCTTTTACAACTGCTCTTTTTGAGAATGTATTTACAGAATCTACTAATGCAAATCCACCAGTTAAACTAAAGTTACCAGTAGATCCGTAGTCCCATGTAGCACCAGAATTTGTAACCCTATCAACTAAAATTGAACCATTTGTTGTTATTGCATCTACTACAGGCCCATCTTCTTCCAAACCCAATGCTGTAAAATTTTTAACTTTTGCCAAAGCAGTCGGAGCATCTAATTTTGTAAGGGTGAATGGATTTATTTTTTTGTTTGCAAACAAGAACATCCATATTGAATCAACATCTCCATATGTGGAATAAGATGTTTCTATTAGAGTTTGACTTTTATCTACCGAAATGTTCATTTTTTCGGCATTTGTATCATCAAAAACATAATAACTGGAGAGATCGACTAAATCAAAATCTCCTATTGTTGTAGTGTAGGTTCTTTTTGGTAAATTTGTAGAATATTTCATTTTTATGCTGAACTTGTTCCAAAACTATTAAATGATACTTCAGACTTTGATAAAAGTTTATTACTAAATGGATCGTAAGAACCAGTTTCAAATTCAACAAATACTAAACCTAATAAGGTTACATTTGAAAGACTGTTGGGCAAAAGTCTCAAAACTGGATCGCTGTCATCATTTTTCTTAACTACCACTGATTGTAAAACACATGGCAGTGGATCTCCTAACCAGTTTGATGATAAATTACCACCTTCAAAAGATCCCGGGCCCGGTGGATTTACAGAAGTAGAATAACCAGATGCTACACTAATAGTCCATAGAGCTTGTGGATATGACCTTTCTGGCAATCCATTGGCTATTACGGGGTATGATGATTTTCTAAATGATCCTATTATATTTTCTACAGCAACGCTTTCTGTTTGGTTTTTTGGAGCAAATATATAATCAAAAGTATAAACTCTTCTTGCTTCTGATGTCATCGTATATTCTGAAATATTTGTAAATCTTCTGTATGTCGAAGTAGAATACATATATTCTGTTCCAGCCACATCTGGTGCTGTCAAACGATTCCATAAAGTATCAAAGTTTTTCCAACCACCACTATTTGCAACAGACCCCAATGATAAAACTGGTCCAACTGGATTTGTTCCCTCACCAAATTCATGTTTTAAAGAATAACCTGGAACTTTTGGCATAGGTAAAATTATGTAACCAAAAGCATTTTGCCACAATTTTGATCTTGTTCTTTGTTGATTTATCAAAGAATAATTTGTGGCAGAAAAAGCAACCCACAGTGGCTGTTCTTCTATGTAGGGTGATGTAGAAGGATACTGGTATCTAAAAGGCATATAAAAATATTTATGATAAATATTTGATATGGCCTACAAAACAGTATTTCAACCAAAAAATGTTGATAAGTATGTAGGCGATGTTTCGAAAATAAAATGCAGATCTCTATGGGAAAGAAACATATGCAAGTTTTGTGATGACAATCCAAATGTCATAAAATGGTCTTTTGAAGAAATAGTTGTTCCATATTTCAATCCCTTGGACCAAAAAATACATAATTATTTTCCAGATTTTTTAATAAAATTTGATGACGGCAAATCAAAAAAATCTTGGATGGTTGAGGTAAAACCAAGAAAACAAACATTTTTAAAGGAAAATGCATCAAAGAAAGAAAAAATTACTTGGATTGTAAACCAAGCAAAATGGAAAGCTGCCGAATCTTATTGCAAGAAAAACAACATGGAATTTAAAGTAATAACAGAAAAAGAGATATTTGGAAATGGTAATAAACAATAACTCAATTCAAAACATAAAAGATTATGTCAACAACCATAATGGTTTGCAGCTATCAAATCGTTTTACGGTTTCATTTCAAAATGTTCCGTCTTTAACTTCAAACATAGACATTTTTGCCCAGCAGATAGATATGGGTCCAAGGTCTTTGAACTTTGTTCAAGACAATTTGAATGGTTACGGTTTTGGTAGATTTGTTCCAAGAAGTCAACAATTGATGGCCGGTGGAAATGGAGTTTTAATAACATTTCCAGTAACGAATGACAATTATATTTTACAATTTTTTAATAATTGGTTTAATTATTTTTATACAAGCAGTTTAAATAGTTCGGTAAGCGGATCAAGAAAAGCGTTTCAATTGCCTTATTACGACGAAGCAGTAAGAAGAACAACAATGACAGTTTACATCCTAGATCCAAATGGGAATCAAAACAGTTTTATTGAATTCAAAGAAGTATTCCCAGTGGAAACCCAGCCAATAATGATGACAATGTTAAAAAATGACAGTTATATGACATACAGTGTTTTGTTTGGTTATAGAGATTACTTACACACATTTAATGTGACAACAACATGAACGATATAAAAGAAAAAATAAATTCATTAATTCCTTGGTATGATTGCAATCTTCCTTTTTCTAAAGAGAGTGTTTCTTTCACTCCTTTTAGAGTCAAAGATGCAAAAAACATATCAATAATTTTACAAGAAAAAAATTCTATAATTGGTTTAAAAAGTTTAATTGAAGTTTTAAAAAATAATACGAATTATAAAAAAATAGATGAACTATGCCTCGCTGATGCCGAATATCTATTTTTACAAATTAGATCAAAAAGTGTAGAAGAACAATTAAATCTTATAGTTGACGGTGAACCTGTTAAAATTAACATTAATGACATAAAATTTAAAAATAATATCGTAAAAGATACGATAATAGATCATGGAAATTTACATGTTACTATAGAAACTCCATCATTAAAAAAATTACTTAATGTTGATATCAATGATAAGTTTTCTTACTATAAATCTACAATAAAAAATGTAATATTTAAAAATGAATATTTTGATTTAGAAAAATTTTTACCAGAAGAATTACAGGAAATTATAGAAAATTTACCAGCTGTATTTTTGACAAAAATAGAAAATATAAAACACCCAGAACTTTATGTTAATTTGTCAAAAGAAGGCAAAGAAAGTGAGGTGTCTGGTAGACTAACTTTTTTTACCTTTCTATGAAATTTTTTGATTTAAAAGATTATTATACTACAAATTTTAATCTTATAAACAGCGGTAAATGGTCTTTGATGGATTTGGACTGCATGTTTTTTTGGGAAAGAGAGATATATGTAAATCTTTTGGTTCAACATAATGAAAAATTAAAAGAAAAACAAAGAGAGTTTGAGATGAATTATGGCAGAAGATAATTTAAAAATAAATGTAGAAGCCGAAAGTAAAGCACTAACACCTCTTGTAGAGAGTGAAAATTTTATTTCATATACAGAAAAAGTTAAAAATAGTTTTTTGGAAATTGAAACTCCGGAAACTTTAATGATGTCTGCCAAATCTGAACCTGTTGTGGAAGCAGAACCAAAAACAAGCCCAAAAATAGAAAATATTTCTTCTATTGTAGAACAAGATAAAAATAAAATTTTAGAAATCAAAACACAAAATTTAGAACAACTTGTTGATAAAAATTTGATACCTGCAATTTCTAAGATGTATAAAGATATAACAAATAGAATCAATAATGATAAAGATCCCAAAGAAGCATTGGAAAGAAGACCAACTTTTGGTTTGCATAATTTAGTTTTTGACGATAGATTGAATAGACTTACAGATGCCCCGTTTTGGGTTTAAAATAAAAAAGGCCCCTTTCGGGGCCTTTCTCAATCATTGTCCATTTCAGAGAAATACTGGAGTGGATCTTTTTCTTCCACATTATCAACCACAGGTTCCTCAACATCGTCTTCGATGCTCTTGGATTCGGTAAATTGTGCGCGGATATCGTCACCCACGGACTTGTTCATTCGTTCCTTGAGCTCGTTAAAGCTCTTGAATTGACTCTTATCAATGAACGGCTTTAGCGGGTACTGCTTCTTCCAGATCTCCTCAAGCTTCTTGTCGTCACCTCCAAACAATGGAGCAGGAGATGCAAATTCACTACGGTCATAGTTTACATAGCCTCCGACATTTCGAATTTTAATCTTGAAGTCCGCACCAGTCCAAAAATTGAAAGGATCGACTGCAACCTCGTCCTGAAACTCCGGGTGAGCAAGGCTTTGGATCTTTTGGAAGATCTTTGTGCCATACTGATAAAGAAAAACCTTTCCCTTATTTTCAGGGTTTGCAGGATCTTCGATAACAAGAATATTAGAAATGTAAGTCAACTTACGCTTACGTTGACGAGCGATGTTCTTGTCGTCTTCAATACCGCTGTTCCACAGTTCGGTGTTTGCTGCACATACAGGACACTTCTCACCAATGGTAGTTGGGCAGTTCTCATAGAACCAACCACCCTTGCCTTTAAATGTGTGACTGTAAACCGCTACAAAGGGACTATCCTCACCGTCGATCTCTGGAAGGAATCGGACTACGGCATAGCCATTTCCTGCTTTGTCAATACCGGGCTTCCAAAGCCTTTCATCTTTGTAACTTTCCTTTGAGGTAAGCTTGTCAAGCCTCTCTGTAAGAGCTGCGACTGAATTTTTACTCTTCTTTTTGAAATCTGAAAAATTTGCCATAATAGTGATCCCGAGGGTCTACCTCGGCCTTTCTTTAGTTAGAATATCATATAATTGACTTTAGTCAATTGGTAAACGTGTTATTTTTTTCTTTTTTAAAAAATGTAAATTTTCTGCTTCTTGTTGAATTTTTTCAACTAAAGGTTTTGTCAATAATTTACCAGCAGCAGAAGCATCCAAACCCATTTCTTCGCTTAACTCTATAACGCAATCCATAAAAGATAATTTAGTCGATTTTACTCTTTCAATTACTTTATTTGAAAATTTTTCTTTTGCGGAATCATCAATATACATATCTAACTATACTCCTTGCTTAAAATAAAGCAATATTTAAGCGTTCTAAATATTCTAGAACTATTTATAGGAAAACTCAATGGCTTCAGACAACGATGACAACATTGTAATTGAAACATCAGGCTTAACAGCTGCAGTTGCAACAGATGTAGTGCAATTTGCAGGAACCACAGCCCACTTTCAACTTTTTAAATTAGCATATGGAATTTGTGGAACTGCGAATATTGTTTCCAGTTCTTCGCCTCTACCCGTTAGCTTTTCAAGCGGGTTGACTGCGACTGTTTCTACCCTAGTAACAGTACAGGGCACTGCTGGTGGTTATCCGATGCCGGTAAGCGGAACAATAATCGCTACTGGTATCACTGGATCTCCAGTTTATGTAAAAACTTTTACAGGCAGTCAAGTAGAAGTTACTGGTGGTCGTTTATACACAACCGCAGATTCAATTTCTGTTTACGGACCAAGTGGTGCAACCTCAGTTCCTGTAAAATTGGTTGGTTCAACTGGTTGGAATATTGGAACTGTTGGAGATGCTATAAAGGTAAGCATCACGGGAGCAACATTTGAAGCTACAATTCCATCCACAGTTCTTGTCGCAGGTATTTCTGGCGCAACTGCAGTAAATGTTACCGTCGGGAATACAGCAAACATTAATGATACTGCAATTTTGTCTGGTATGACAAATATATATGGACAAGTTGTAGGGATGAGAACGGACTTGCAGGCACTTGGCGTTGGTCGTGCAACTGCATTTAAAACAGGAAAACTTACAGCAACAAGCGTATCTGTAGGGCAAATGGATACAGCAGGATATACATGCTATGCTGGCATCAATATTCGTGCTCTTTCCACCAATACAGATTTTATCTATCTCGGAAATACATCTGGGTTGATTGGTTCGTCATTCGGATATGCATTAGACCCGGGTGAAAATGTATTCTTGGATATTCAAAACACAAATAAAGTTTACGCAATATCAAATACAGGAACGCAGACCATAACATATATGGCTTCATAATATGCCTTTATTATATGTCCTCAACGCTACCCGGACTTTACAAAATTATGGGCTAGTTCTTGAAGGAGCTACCTATGATCCTGTTTTTAGTCAAGGATATATAAATTCAAAACCAAATGTTGCCATAATAGGTTCAAGTTGTTTTATAGATTATTCATCGACTTATTCGGTGAGTGATTTGACATATTTGATAAAAATGTTTGAGGCAACTCCTTCGGGAACAACATTTGCTTTTACTGACGCAAATTATTATGATTCTTCCCAAGATTATACAGTAGATGTTGGTGGTGTATTTTCTTTGAATGGGCTTACAAATTCAAATAAACTTTTGATAGGAAATATAGTTTCTGGATTTACTTTTACTTCAAATTATAGATTTTATAATGCAAATAATTTTATAGAGCCACCACAATATACCACTGGTTATACTGGTGGATCTACTGCAGCCAATTATATTTTGAACAACATAACAAATAACCCATCAAAATCTTTTGTGAACGCTGGGTTTTTGGGTTCAGAATTTGGAAAAGAAGAATATGTTGGATTGAGTGGTTCTGTTAGCAATACAGGAAAATTAAAAGTAAATTCCGTAATTGCTTTGAAAGATAATAGGGAACTTCTTTACACAGATGTTGTGTTGACCGATGAAAATTTGGCAACTACAAACGTAGTAATTTCACAATATTTAAGAGGAAACGCAGACCCCGAAATTTTAGGAAAATCAAGAAAAGCTTTGGGGTGTTATGTAATTTTGGATTCAGATGGAAACCAAGTAAATTGTTTTGAAAATCAAAACGAACTGCAAGCATTTTTGAGAACCCAATATGAAAATAGTACTTATAATGCTTATTGGATTCCTTGTTTATATTGTTCTCGGTTAACTGATAATGCTTTCAATGCTTCAACTGGAGATAAATCAGTATTGTTCGATGGTTCTGTTTTCTTTGTAGTTAATGAAACGCAAGTTGCGTCTTTTAATGAATCCAATCAGTTTCAAATAGATTATGTTTACACTTTACTTTCAAATGAATCCGGAAATAGCACGTTGACTTCTACCTCCAGTTTAACTTTTGATATTGATTATGGTTTTAAAATTGACTTAAGTCATCCAACATTAAAAGGATTTTCTGTAAATCTTTATCTGGATTCATCTAAAACGGTTCCATTGACCGACCAATTTTATTTAATTGGAACCCCAGGATTTGATCAAGCATCTTTGATATATTCAAAATCTACAACAAGTCCCAAAAAAATTTATATGGAATTAAACGGTAACAGCGTTCTTCCAGTAGAAATAAACGTATTATAAAAACAACAAATCCCCTTTCGGGGATTTGTGCATACAAAAATTTAAAATTTATCAACGACTTCGGTTGCGAACAACACGATAATAAGAACGGCCATTGCGAGTTTCGCGAGTGATGGCGTAGTTCATGTCAAACCGATCAAACGCCTCGCGGAGATCGTGCATTGTGGCACGCATATTCACTACACGGAAACGCTTCCGTGCCTCACCAGCCGTGAGCGGGGTGCCAGAACGCATGTAATCAAACACTCTCTGAATCTTAGTAGGACGATCAACTGTAGTAATTTCCATATAAATTTCCTTTCTTATAAGAAGTTGCACTAATATACCCCCTATTGCTTGACTGTCAAGTATTATCCTAAATAATATCGACTGAGGAGCCTCCCCTATGAACAAGCGGAATCGTCAGTTTGTCAGACATGTGAAAAATCATCTGGCAGAGTACGGTATGCGCCTTGTTATTGGCCAAGGAAAATTGGTCAACGTCGGTGGCTACCGTTGCGTTGGCTATTTTGACGAAGGCAAAAGAGTCATAAAAATTGCTAAAAAGTCAAGTGATTTTATGTCAACTTTGGTACATGAATACTGCCATTTTTTACAATGTATCAGTAAATCTAAAATTTTTCAAAAATCAGATGCGGCGGGTATAATGATTGATGAATGGTTTAATGGCAAAGATTACCCGGAGAAAAAATTAAAAAGAGCATTTTTTCTGGTTCGTGCCATGGAAAGAGATTGCGAAAAACGAGCAGTTAAAATTATTAAAAAATTTAATCTAGAAATTGACAGTAAGATGTATGCAAAAAAAGCAAATTGCTACATTTATAGTCATTTCATGATGGAAAAAACTCGTAAGTTTCATTCTTACAAGAAAAGTCCATATCACAGCCGAATTGTACTAAAAATCATGCCGTCTTCAATGGCAGTTCTTAGTCACAGATCAATACCACCAAAAATTTATTCTATTCTTGAATCATTCACAGTCTAACGGTGGATGCTCGCTTACAAATTTTTTAAATGGTTGGTCTCCGTAAGGCCATCTGTCATTTTTATCCATAAATTTGTAATGAACTAAAGAATCTAGATGATCTGAAAGCATTTTCAGAGTTGTGTCGTCTATATTCCATTTTACGTTATCTTCTTCGTTTATTGCTGGAGCATCTGCAGCGTTGTGTTCTGCAACCGCAAGATCGGCAATCTTAGCAAGATTACCAAGAATCTCCAAGGACTTGGCGCATTGATAAAAAAGATCCTTGTTTAGAGGATCTTCTTCTTTGCGAGCCAAGTTACGAATTTCGTAAACTAGCTCTGAAATTTTCATAATTGTCTCCTTACGACAGTGTGAGGAGATACCTGGTTTTCTGAACAAGTGCAAGCATCTCATCACGTATATTTAACAGAGATGTGTGATTTGTTGTTCTTTCTTTTTCCATTTCTTTGGAAAGATATTCTTCAAAAGATTTCAGAACAAAGTCTGCGGTTGTTCTTTTTGGCCCATTGAACATCAGAGAACTGATTAGGAAGACTTCTTCGCGTCCATTGATTCCTACGTATGATTCTGTAAAAGCGTCTAATAGAGGATCTAAGCCCTCGTACAAGGCTCCTAAAGCAACATGTGCGGAATATGATGTAGTTCCCCAATGATGAAGACGAATTTCATTTTGAAAATTTAAAAGTGTTTGAATGCATGGCATGGTATATTATTTATCCTTTTCAAAAAGGTTTTTTACAGATGTTAAAATTCCTTTTGCGGAGTCTATAGCATCTTCTACTTTGAATCCAGATCCTTTTTCTGGACCAAATTTTTGTTTTGGGCAAGAAAGAGTCGGCATATAAAGTTTTTGTGAAAGGGCTGCTCTTGGATTACCAATAGTACACCCACAACCTCCCCTACACCAACCAATTTCATCAGTTTTATTTTTTGATGATTTTATTAAAAAATCACAAGACATACAAATTTGTTTTCTTTTTTCAAATATTTCATCAGAAACTTTTCCGGAAAACATTTGTGAGGTTTCAGCTTTTGCATATGATTGCAATTTTTTAGAAAAAGTAGGTGGTTGTATTTTTTCTTTTGTTTCTTCAGAATTTTTGTTTTCAATGTTTTTAACTTTAATATCTTCTGCCAAGCCAATCATATAAATTGGTGGATTAAAATATTCACCATTCCTAGAAATTTTATTCGGGCATGTTTGGCATGAATTTAAATCTAAATTTAAAGAGCAATTTGCAGAATTACCAATTATTCTCCAATTTTTGCAATCAATTATATTATATTGTTTTCCATTTATTAATAATGTATTCATGTTACCGTTATTATTCCTCCTTGCAGTTCACATACAACAGTTTTTGGTAAATCGCATGGACTTTCACATGGACTTGGAATTGTTCCATCTCCGCAAAATACTGGATAGGGTGGATCTACATCTGGATCGTAACCACAAGGAAATACTGGATAACCTTCAAGACCATAAATTTTTAAACCAACTTGTGGTAGACCTCCACCACACAAAGATTCATATCCTCTCTTTACCAATAAAAAGTCTCCGTTGGGCAGTATAAGAAAAACATCATTGTATGGAAATGCGTTTATTTCCGGTCTTAAATTAACCTCTTCTATACCCTCTCTACCACATATAACTCCAGTTTCAGAATTTTGTGACACTTGCTGCATTGTAAAAGAACCACCGCTGGCCATTTCTGCGGGAGAAATTGTATTTGTTGATATACTTTCATTTTGTGTTCCCAAACCACCAACAGAGACTTGTCCGCCTATTCGTTGGCTAAGACAACAATAATATCTTTGACTTATACCCTTTAAAAAAATTGTAACTTTAAAGGCTGCAACATCTATAAAACCACCATTCAATACTAAATCATCTCCCAAAGTGTGTGGTGGTCTTTCATTTGGACCACCACCGCAATCTTGACAGCCCTGCCTGTGACCAAACCAAAAATAAGGCCAAAGACCAGTTGCGCTTACAATTGTATCAAGTCTTCCATTTATTTTTTCTGCTATATGACCGGCATTACCACTAAAACATTTTACCGTATAATCGCATATTTTAATGCACATTGCGCTTGCTGGTCCCCATCCAGTATTTACACTACAATCTTGATTTTCTCCAAAAATTTTAGTTTCATATTTTATAACATTTGATGTTATTTCTATTTTTTGTGAATAAAAATTTATTATTGCATCTATTTCATCTTGATCTTGTGTTGTTATCACATAACCGGCTCTCTGAGCTTCACAAAAACTAAATGTTATGGCCAAAGCATTAGCTTCAAACCAACCATCTGGGCCATAACCAGTAGAATCATCGCCTTTATTGTGAACTGTTAGTTTATAGGTAGTTTCATATGAATAAGTTTTTTCTGGGTCCGCTCTATCACAAAAATTTGGATTACTATCACAAGGGGGATTACAATCTAGACCACCACCTTGACCAGGGCCAGCACCTCCACCTCCACCTCCACCCCCACCCTGATCAGCGCAATCGCAATTACATACAACGTTTTCACTACAATCAGGGCATTCTATCCATCCACTTGAATTTTGTACATATTCGGCACTACAAGAATTTGCTTCCCCGTATAAAATTAAAAGTGGTCGTCTAACAGAGCTTCCACCGCTTTTGTCATAACAGAGACCAACATTCTGGTCCATTGAAACACTTGTGGTTACAAAATCATCAACTGGAGCATCAGTATCGAGACAAGCAACTCCATATTCAACACCAAACAATGCAGCACAATAAGATCCAGTTGAACTTACTCTTGGTGCTATTACTGTTCCAAACATGTCTTTAAATGGATAACAGTTTACTACTACGTCTTCACATGAATTTCCTTGTATTTGCTCCCAACTCTCCGGTGTATTTTGGTAAGGAGGTCTTTCTAGAGGAATGGGCTGTTGTTCTTCTGGGGGGAATGTACCAATGTCATTAGAGGATTCTTGTATTGTTTGTTCTGAAAGAATCCCCGGGCGGCAACATTCTAATCCAGCGCTATTCTTTATTGCATAAAGAATGCCTTGATTTATTGGAAGTTGATTGGTTGATAATGTTGGATCGCAAGGTCTTATTTCTGATCTGTCAAGAACATAAATGCAATCAGCATATTTGAAAAAATAACATTTAGTTGAAAGCTCTGGAGGATAAAACCCGGTTATCAAACTTCTCAAATATGCGTCACAGAATTCTATGGTTTCTGGTCCACAACATAAAATTTGACAGCATTCTGTTTGGTTTACAAAGTCACATCTTGATGCCACCCAAACTTTTTCTGGTGGTTGTTCGCAAGGATCATCACTGCAATCAAATGTTGTGTTTGGAGACATTGCTTGGTTTGTGTATGGTTTTACTATGCTTTCAATACCAAAATCAGCCCAACAATTTGTTGGTTTGCATTTGTAATACCATTGACTTTGTGAGTCTAAGTGAATGTAGCAAGTTGAT